GAATATATGTATATTTTAAGTAGATATTTTTTACTTTCAGTTGGTTCTTTATCATATGCCGTAAGTAATGCTAATAAATTCTTAATCGGTGTTAGTTTATTCCTGATATCTGCACCGATTGAGTCATCGTCACCTTTTACAAACACATCAATTTCAACCAATTCAAATTGTTCGAAATCAATAAATTCATTTTTCTTCTTTAAATATTCAATATCGGCAGTCTCAGCCAACAATGTTGGAAATTCTGCTGTGAACAACATATCGACATTGTTGTATCTTCGAAATATAACAAATTCTTTGGTGTCTTTTCGTCTTAATGCTTTGAATTTCATGCTATAACAATGAACAAGATTTATCAATTTCAATACATTCAGCCAAAGTATTTGCAATATTCTTATCATCTCTAAACTTAGAATGTCTAGGATGTAATGTTGAATAATTACCTTCATTGTCTTTGGATAGACCTGAACATTTCATTTCTTCTATTGTTCCAAATAGTTTATCCATATTTTCAGTGACGTAATCCATTGTATCTTCATCCATACCACCGGGAGACGTTACTAATAATCCATCTTCAGATTGGCAAACCAGTGAAGAAATCACGTTTTCGTTTTTAGTGCCCTTAGTGCCGTAATTAAAACCGATAATACGTAAGTCCAGATTCATTTCTTTTTTTACCTTAATTTGATAGGCTGGTTTTGAATCTGCCCAAACACCATCTTTTGATTTAACAACAGTACCTTCACCACCCTGTTCAAGAATTTCATTGAAATGTTGCATTACTTCTTCAATGGTTGATACTTCACGTGTTTCAACAACTGAAAGCATTTTACAATCCTTTAATGTTTCATTCAAATCTTCAAGCCTTTCACTGTATGGTCTTTTACATTTTCGTGTAAAATATTCATCAATTGTCAAGATATCCCATGCTGTGAATCGAACCAAATCCAGTGCCTGTTGATAAGGCATATGTTTTTTTTCAAGTTTTGCAATGTCTTTAGATGCGTCTTTTCCTTCGCTCTTTTTGGTTGCAATGGTTATTAACGATGAAATAATACCATTTGATTCGTAGCGATTTACGCCATTCATCGTCAACTCACCATTTAATACACAATCTTTTAATTGTGATAATTCAGTGAAAAAATACGGATTTTCAAGTATTGTCGGCTCACCTTGACGTGATTCGTTTAAAATTTCGCCACCTTGAATAATAGAATTCATATATCTACCATCCATTTTTTCCTGACTGTAAACGCTACCCTTTGCCAATAGCTTTAACACCAAATCTTTAGAATATGGTTTGCATCCCATATAACCAGTACGTTCAATCAAATCCGGGAAGACTTTGTTAATCATTCGAGTACCGAAATTAATCTTACAATCTTTTTCAATGACACGTTCGATAACGTATGCATTATCAGGTGTAAGAAATTCCAATATCTGTTTTAGATGATGAATTGCATTTGCACCTGTTAGCTCCCTGTTACTCAGCACCAATAATTGTTCTAAACCAATCAACAAATTATCAGATTTACCCTTTGTTTTATCATACTCAGGGATTTGTTTGATATAGAACTTAACCCTTTTCGAGTTAGCCAAGTACAATACACGTTTAAACAATTCGTTGTCCTTATACTTAGTAACGATTTCCGTTTTCTTTAAAGTACTGGATTCGTTAGCAATTTCGTCTAATATTCGTTTAATTGTCATCGTTTTTATTTTTTATTTGTTCAAATGTTTTAAACAAACCAATTTTACATTCGATGCTCACCTTTGACCACCAGATTGCCCAATAAATACTAAAGTATTTTTCACTTCGTCCGTTTGCAATCATTACATCATGAATGTTTTTCTTCAGTAATTCAACCACATCTGGTTCTTCATCCAGTTCTTCGATAAAATTATTCCTAACAAATTGGTCAACCAAATACTGTTTAATGCCAAGCTCATCACAAAGGCAAATCGCAATATCATCAGACTCGCCCCTATCATCCTGTTCTTCATAGGACACATTCTCAAAAAATAATATTACATCTTTTTCGTTGTAGATATCGTTAATACATTTCCAACTCATCTTATTGCTTTCTTAAATATTCTCTAAACCAACCATTAAGCATATTCGGATATATTGAGTGGTCAGCAAAACCATATAATCCGCAGGAGAACATGTCATGACATTCAATAACAAATGTATCGTAATCATTCACACCAACATCAAGTGTATATGCAACTGGTGCTGATTTATATGCGAGAATCATTGATTCAATTCTATCGACCTTTGGAAATTTGGTGAATTCACCTGCGTAGTTTTGTAAACCGACCAATTTTCCTTTATAAACAAAAGCACGCCATTCACTATCAATGCTGATAAATCTCGAAAACTGATAATTACCCTTTGGTATATCCCAAACATGGTTATTATCAATTTTAAAAATGTCACTAAACCCCTTAATCTTGTCGTTACTTTTCACAAACCATTTACCTGAGTCCAATCTTTTCAAGTCTTTCTCAGTACCGTTAAAGATTTCCCGGCGAGTATGTTGAAATGTGCCAACGAATAAATCTTCTGGCACGTTAATTGGTTTTGGAATAACATGATGATAAATATCACAAAACGATGATACAAATTCAACACTTCCGACAGGTACATAATCGGCATGAATCAATTTAAAATTCATTCCAATTGGCTTACCTTCTTCAGTATTAGCATATTTCACAATAATCTTATCTTTTGAATTACCACGATTCAACCAATTTTTAAAATCAATTGACTGTAATAACGTGAATGCAAAATCATGTTTAATCTGACCGTTTATTTTTTGTATTAAGAATTTCATATCAATCTTTTTTGCAAATATAGTAAAATATTATGGAAGTACATCCGAATATCCGGTATCTGAATATGTTGGATAACATCTTTCCATACTGTTTCCAAGCAAGAATTCACTTATTTGTTTAGGTTTCATGTGTGTTAATTTACCTTCAAAAGTAAGTGGTACGGCATTCTTACTTGGAATTTGGTCTAGGCACGTAATTACGAGATTCTTCCTTGACTTAGGATTGTGATATTTGTCACATTGAACAGCATATTTCAACAAATCTAAATCAAGAACAGATTTCCTGAATTCACCCTGAAAACCCATCACATTGGTTTCATTAGGATTTTCTTTAATATATGAGATATCTAAATCTTGATTCGTCATATAACCATTGCCATGCCTTGTTTGATATGCTCTGGTGATATAATATGTATCAATTACTTTATCGCCTTCAAACAATGGCAATTTATTGATGATTTCAATTGCATTTTTTGATGTTGTATTGCTACGTGTGACATTTGGGAAGAATCCATAATTTTGGTCAAGTAATATGCCCTGACCACCTTCGAAAATTAAATGGTCGTAGTATAAAATCTCATCAATTGAATTTACTATACCGCAATGCGCATAGTTAATAAAAACATCACATGCTTCGATAAACTTATTCATTATAACTTCCCAATCCCCTGACATTTCAGATATCTTATAATACTGCTTCCAAATATTTTCGAGTTTAGCATCCCTGATTTTAGGATACAGTAAGTCCCTCACATATAAGTGATAATGGTCTTCGTTTCGTTGAATAGTTGTTCCAAAACCAACTCCAACACTACCGTGTTTGTTTATTGCATTGAGCTTATGGTTCTGATATTTATCAAAAGGTGTAGTCACCATTGCATTAGCATTATAAACTATTTTTGGCATAATACCAATTTGGTTCAACGATGCTAATTCATTTTTAAAACCAATCGGGTCTAAGGTACAATACTCTGACCAATATGTCGGAACACCTCGAAGGCTTCCAGAACCGAAATTTGAAAATACGTGTCTGTTTCCATTATATACTACAGTATGTCCACATTGCTGACCACCGTTAAACCTAACAACCAATGGTTTGTCTGTTTTATTACACAGATAATTGACGAAAGCACCTTTACCCTCGTCTCCGAAACATGCGCCAAGAATTATACTTATCTTCATAATTAAATTATTTAAATTTATATTTCCAAATATATCCACCAGATGTTTTTGATTTTCCCCTTAAACAGGCAGAAATTGCAGTATTATCAATATTTAATTCATTTGCTGCAATAATAACGCCCTTCCATTCCTTAATTAAATTGCCATTAATATCAAATTGTAATATTGGGGTTAATATTTTGTTTCTTTGTTTTTCGATAGCTTCATAACTTTTTTTCTTACCTAATTGTGATTTATTGTGACCTGAAATAAATTTTCTATTACTATTAATTCTACAAGTAAATTTAGTACCACATCCACAAATGCATGTTCTTTCTTCACGTTGTATATATCGTGGACTATTATTACCATTTTTACGATTACAAATACAACAATTACAATTTTCTTTATGTCCTCGTTGTTCTTTAGACAATCCTTTATGTGCTAATGACATATTCTTTCTTGATTTTTCAGAATGTTTAACACCTAAAGGACTACCTGCCTTCTTAGCCAAATTAAATGTTGGTGATAAGATATCAATCCAATATTGCTCTCTATCAATCAAATTTTCTTTAGCATCAACAATTTCAATAATTTCAAAAATAAATGCATTTTCACCATATTTATTCCAAGAATTTTGAATAAATCGATTCTTATGCTTATTTTTTCTCAAAGAACTAATGTGACCCCACCTTCTATTTTTAAAGTTCACAGCAGAACCAATATAAAAATCGTTTGTTATCGTGTTCGTAATTTTATAAATTTCCATAATATTTGTATTTTAATATAAATACCACGAAAATTAAAACCTAACACAAAAGATATTGATTTTTCATTATTATACGTTATATTCTAATAAAATGTTACAAAAAAAAGGGATATATTTACATATATCCCCTTTTAATAGTCTCGTAGTAGCGTTTAAAGCTTCATGATGCCTTCGTCCGGTGTTACAACCAATGTGGTTGTGACTTTTGCAAGTGCAGTTGTAACCATACCTGCTGTTCTTGCATCGAATCTGCTCACGACTTTCGCCATGTCAACGCCATGTTGTACTGCAATCAATGTTGCAACTGTTGCACAAATTGCATGATAATCATTCAACACAATAAGTCTTTCACCAAGCATTTTTTCCCAATACCCTAATACATCAGGGTCGTCTTTATAGCTTGCTTCATTGACGTGAATGTGATATACGTGATAAAGTCTTTGTGCTTCTTCAAGAAGCTGTTTATCGGTAACACTTTCATCGCTATTAGCACCAAATACTTTTTTCAAAGTATCACCGCTAAGAGTATCCCAACTAGCTTCATCGCCAACAGTAATCAAAAATCCTTTTTGATTTCGTTTTTCGAAGCAATCAATTGAAGTGTGACGACCTGCAACATACCAAGCCAAAAGATAACTTTCTCTATCTTGACCGCCGCCACCACTTTGAATTGCCATTCCGGACAACCATTTATCAAGTTCTTCAGTTCCAGATTCAAACTGACCAACCTGAATCGGTGTATCGATACACTTATGGTCGTTAATCGTACCAAAAAGAATCTGAGGGTCTTGGATACCATTGTCGATGATGGTGTTCATCAAAGTAGGAAGTTCATTTTTGATGATATCTTCCGGGATTCTTCCCATACTTCCGGTATCATCAAGAAAGAACATAACTGCTAACGAATTTGGGTGTGCAACACTATCACGAGATTCACGAACAACAATTTTGTTCGGAAGCATATCGCTTTTAGGTGTGCTACTGAAAATATCGTCAGCAGATTTTGATGCATAACTTTTACTATTGCTAATATTAGTATATGCATCATCCGACCAATTACTATACCCCATGATTACTCAGGTTTAGCCTCGGTTTCCGGAGCGTTATTTACTTCTGCTTCAGCAGCTTCTTCCATTGCAGCCATTTCTTCGAATGACTTTGCAGTGTTTACATCGTTTGAATGATTTGGAAATCCCATGTTTTTTAATTTTTAATTGTTAATACTAATATGATTTTTAAATCCAATACCTCTTATACGTTTAGAACTTAAAAAGGTTACATTTTCTACAAAGAAAATGGATAAAATTTTCTTTCAAAGTGTTTTGCCAACAAATCACGATATTTTTTATATATCTCAATACTATTTTCATGTTTAGTTAACAAGAATGTCAAAACATCCTGATTTATATTTTTTTTATCCATTTTTAATTTAGTACCTGCTGCTGACCTATCGCCCAATAAATATATGGCAATTTTCTTACACAATTCTAAATCAATATCAGATGTTGCAATCTTTTTACTAAACAACGTTGTTGGATACCATGTTTTGTACTTAGCTGAAATAGTTTCAGCTTTCTTCCCAATCGGGCACATATGATAAAAAGAAACGACAATAATTCCATGTGTTTCAGGAACAACAAATACAGTCGTAGGGTTTAAACCCATATGAACCATACCAATCTGTTGCATCCACATACTAAACTCAAACATTCGGCTAAATATCCAATTTACATGAATTTGTTCAAGCTGATTATTTGATAATGGAACTGCCCGGTCTTTTAATACAATAGTTAACTTATCGTTATTCATAATCATATCTTCCGGCAAATATCGATGAAATTTCAACGATGCTTCATCAGTTTTAGATTTGAGTTTACGATAATTTTCGTATGACCATCTTAGAATAGTACGATTAGTATCAGTTATTTGATATTCAATTTTCTTCTCAAAGACTCGAAATTCTCCGGCTTCATCAGTATATATTGTACCGTTCTCAATCAAATCTTTATAATGATTAATTTTTGCCATAGCATCACTCGCTTTAGGATGCTTACAAAAATCAGGATAAATCATTTTACTGTAGCGAAGATAGTCTTTTTTCCAATCATCCGGAAAGATATCTGATGGCTTTTTAGATGCCAATATTTTTTCGATTAATTCAATATCTGTCATAGTTTTTAATTAAAATTTTATACCTGCTTGTTCTAAAATATCTTTTTCATATTTTTTCCACACTTTAATGTCATCCCGGATATATTCTTTCACCTCATCAGACTTAACATTATCTAAATCTTCTCGTAGTGATAACATTATATCACTTAGACGTACATAAACCTCTTCATTCTTAACAACACTTTTAATTCTTGGCATTTTGATTATTTTTTGAGTGTAATACATCAATTAATTCAGTAATCTCGATTTTTATAGTATCGTTGTCTTTCAGATACTTTTTATCGTTTAGATACTTAACGGTGAGATTAAAACCATCCCACAATCCACGTTCATATGATTCAGCAGATGCTGCTTCGATTGCTTGATAACTTTCCTTAGCTTCCTTGTCTAATTGGCTATCAATTCCTTTTTTCAGTAGAAATAGCAATATGATGAGTATAACCATTATTGCACCAATACTCGACCAAAATTTTGCATTTGCACTTAACTTCATATTCTTTCATGAGATTATAGTTCGATTAGTTCTATGCCGGAAAAATCATAATCAACAAATGGTTCAATATTGTAGTTTTCAAGTGCGTGTTCTTTAGCAAATTCTTCAGCAGCTTCTTCATTGGCAAATACAAATGGTTTACCTTCTGACGCTAAGAAGTGACCAAAATTGCCATCATTTTCAATGCTAATGATAACTCTATCATCGTTAACTTCATTACTGATTATTTCAACACTCTCAACGGTTTTTCCGAAATCTTTCGGATATGATAAATTATTCATGGTAATATTTCTTTAAAAGGTTTTCAATCATTTTTTTATTGCGTTCTTGACAATACTTACAATTGCCTTTATGGAAAATTGTACCGCCACCATTTCCAGCACCTGTCCAAAGATAGGTATATTCACAACTATCTCTCACAAAATCAAAGCCACCAACATTTTGATTATAACCTTCGAAGTCTTTTAATTCTACGAGCCTGATTTTAGTATATTCAGTACTTGCAGGACTTAATTTTTTTTGCTCGTCGGCATAAAATTCTTTGGTCTTTTTCATTTCTTCACATGAAGTAAATGCCACCACAATTAGTATCGATAATAAAATCTTTTTCATCATTTATTTTTAATGGTTTCCTACTTATACGAATCACAATCAAAAAGGTTACAATTAAAAAGGACAAAATTCTATTGTTGGTTTTTTTAATAAATTTCTTAGTTTCGATAATGGAATAAATCGTTTCCCAAACCAATAACCAATACTTCCTGAATTATATGATTGTTTTAATCTTCTATTAGTTTTCAAATTATAAAGAATCTTATCACTACCAAATCCATAATTATCATATCCAATAATTATCCATTTAATTTCAATGGTATATGTAATTGATTTCATGATAATTAATCTTTGGTAATATTGCGTATATTTGGGAGTTATGCTCAATGGCGCTTTTGCACCACTCTGCTTAACATTTTTTCCTTGTATTTCTGAACTCGCTCATTTAATTTGCTTACTGCAAGTGCCACATAGCATAACATGCGGTATAGCAAATTATTTTTTCTTGCCAGTTCTTCGTAGTGCGCTCGCTCCATTTCAGCGTAGTATTCTGCCTCCGCACGTTCATACTCTTTTTGTCTTGGGTCGTGCTTAGGCTTGCTTTCTGCGTAACACAAAGAGCAAGGGTAACTTTCTCCCACCCACGGATGCACCTCACAGTGTCCGCTCGCTAAGTTTTGTCCATAAATATCATAAGCCATATCTTTTAATTTAGTTTTGTGATAGAAAAAATAACTATGCCATACCGCCAACCGTTAGCTGCAACCGTAAGAAAGCACCTCGATAGCTTTGTTTGCTTGTTCGAGAGTTAAACCTTCCATTGAATCGCAACATATAAAATTATCTTTGTGTTCTAAAAGCATATCGGAATCATCATCCAAAATCACATAATTCCAATCTTTGCCTAATTCCTTTCTGTTCCAATCTTTACCATTATTTGAATGAATATTCGTATCAATCCATTGCTTAATCTCTACACCTCTCGGAATTGATAAATGAACGCCTTTTTGTAAATATTGATAAGCTCTAATTGTTATGCCTACAATTTCATCACAGAATCTAAACCCATGTTCTTTCATGTGTTCAATAGTATCTTCAATTGTATGTTTTCGCCAGCTACTACTAAGCACAATCTTTGCACCTGTTTTTTCTATTATCATTCCAAGTAAATCTTGTTTTTCAGGTGTTAAAGCCCACATTCCATGCTCTACCGTTTTTGGTGTAGCTATCACCCCGTCAATATCGAGAAAAATAAAACGGCAGCAGCTAACCGCACCTATACGCAAAATGGGGTTTTCGCTCTCGTTGGATAAATTGTTAGTATTCATAGTTTTGTTATTCGTTTTAAGTTTCGTGGGTACAATCCCCATTCAGCGCATAGCTGCAACACGTTATGTGCCATTTAAGACACTACCGCAATGTATTCTTCTCCAACATATCTACCCGAAATTGTAAATACAACCCCTTTAGGTAAATATTGATTTCGTAGATGTCTTACTAATGCTTTAGTAGAAGTAATATGAGCAGTATTAGTGTTATGTGGATATTGTGTTTCATAACTCACCCATCTTTTAGTTTCATTATTATACCAAAAATCATTTTCACATTGCAGCCACCATTTAGTTTTACCTCCAATTGGCTTGCTAAACATTCTTTTCTTAAATGGAAACTTGCAATTTTTATTCGGCTTTATTGTAATTTTTCTATTCTGCTTAAAGTCGGATGGTGGTTTTGCTGTTAAATCAATATTTTGAAATTCTTTATATGATTCTTCACCATAAACAGACTTCATTCTATCTAAAACAAACCAAGTTTTACAATTTTGAATTAAGTAAATATCCAACCAAGTTGGAGTATTCATAATAGGAATTTCACCATTTGTAAAATCGTCCTTTTCATATTGCCAAACCCAATCACCAATACATACAGTTAATCCGTCAAAAAACGTTAATTTTTGGTTATCAGCCCAAGTTTTAAACTCTTTATAATCTTTATAAGAGTCTGTGTAAGTTTTATCAATTCCAGCCATAATAATTTATTTAAAAACGGCACATAACGTGATGCAGCTAACCAAAATTGGCGGTATAGTGCTGATATGAACTGTTGTGCTTCGATTAAACATTTTTTTAGTTTGAAAGTTTGTGCTTCGTAATCGCCAACTTCGGTTAGCTACATCATGTTATAAAACATTTAAAGTTCTACTACTTCTTCAATTACGAAATTGACTATTCTTTTCCCACATCCATATGGATACCAATAACCATTTTTCCATTCAGCAATTTCTGTTCTTGGCACATTATAGTCAATTCCTGCTGGTTGGTATCCGATTAGCTTATATTTTACATTTTCTTTATACATAATAATTTCTTCATGTCTTTAAATATTAAGTGAATAAGAATATTGTATTATACGTTCTAATTAACGTTTTGTTACAAAAACTTTAAAAAGTTTACCCACGCTTAAAATTAAGAATGAGTTGTTCAGTTTCTTTTGAAATTGGTTTTAATATTTCAATATCTATCATATATGTACTCAATGGTTTAATTATTCCTTCTACAAACAACTCATTTGGTGTTTCATCTTCATATTTATATGCTGTTGGGTCATATAAATTAGGCTTCAATTGTGCCATTGTTTGTAGATGTACTCTATTGCTATTAATTAAAAATGAATTATAATCAGTTTCTAATTTATTTCTATTAAATATCAGTTTTATTGGATATTCCATATTAGAAATTGTGCTATGTTTTAAATCCCAAGTAAAAGATGTCCCAACAACAATTCTAT